GGAATAATTGCATCATCTGCAAAAGCTCCTGCGGGTAATGTATTAAGTGCCATGTTATGCTCCTATTATTCTCTGTCCACAAAACCACATTAATCTAGAGTCACTGTCAGTTGGCTGTAAAGTTGACCCACCACTTTGTTCTGTATAACCATATATTTGAAAATAATCTCCAGTTCCATTAGCTGTCACTATAAAATTAGTTACAGCACTATCAAAATGTTTGCTTGAATTAATTACTCTATTTATTTGTGTGCCATTTTTAAATATTGCAACAATAAAAGAATCGAAATCAGTAGATGTATTAGAATTTACGGCAGCTCCTATTAAATACTTACCAGCAACATTAGGTACGAAAGAATATGCTGGAGCAGTCAACCCATTAAGAGTGGTTGAACTACCTGTATTATTGTAACACGTATCAGTGTCATAGTCTTTTGTATCAAACTGAATTTGTACATAACTACTCGCAGATATAGTTTGATTAGCTGCTTTAAACGCTTGAAAAGAGGGTGTATTAGCACTTGCTCCAGAAACAGTAACACCATCAGTAACTGTAAATGTATCACCACTAGCTCCGACAGTAATTGTCTTAGTAGCGTCAGTACCAAGAGGCGAAATTGTTGATACTTTTAATGTGCTCATGTTCCTATCCTAAATCCTTGAAAAATACAATCTGACGCATTGTAAACTATGTTTGCACCTTCATCATGGTATGAGTATACTTCAATATAATCCCCTGCACTTAAATCTAATGCTATACTTAATGTTTGTTGCATATTCATAGATGATTTAGATGACCTCAATTCGGAAATTGAATATTCATACGCACTTCCGTTTTTGTATAATTTTACCAAAAATCGTTCTTCATCTTCAAATGATGCTTCTGTTCTTAAATTATACATAAAATAATATTTTCCCGCTTTGCCACTAGGAACTGTAAATCTTGAAGTTGATGTATCATAAGCTGAGTCTGTATCATAAAATTCAGATACAAAATTTATTTTTGTCCAAGTAGTATTAGGAACTTGTTGGTCTTGTGTATTGTATGCTGAAAAACTTGGTTGTAAAAAATTACTCTGCACATCACCACTGCCCAAGGCAATCGTACCTGCATTACTCGAACCGAGTGTCAAGGTAGAAGTTCCGCTTCTAGTGTCTATTGTATCTACGAGTATCTTTGACATTATGTAAGTTTAAAACCTCCAAAAGCAGTATAATTAATATTACCCGTTAAATCCTTACTACTGCCACTTAGTTGATATGCGGTCGCCTGTATATAATCTCCTACTGATAAATCACAAATATAAGATGCTTGGCAAGATGGATAATTACCATTGTCTCCAAATTCAATATGCACTACTTGACTTCCATTTTTGTGTATTTCTATCGCAGTATCAAATTTAGATGCCTCTTGATATCTAAAATGAGCATAAAAAAAATATTTACCAGCTTTCCCACTAGGAACAGTAAATCTACCATTACTATTGTCATAAGCACTGTCAGTATCAAATTGCTCCGTATCAAATACAATAACAGTATGTGAGCTATTTGATATAGTTTGAGCAGAACTTAAACCTGCTCTAAATGCAGGAGTATTAGCAGCCAATGTTTGTGAAGCTCCACTAGCCAAAGCAATCGTGTCACCACTCGCTCCTAGCGTTAAGCTAGTGCCTGATTGTGGTTCTAAGTTATCTACGAATATTGTTCCCATTATGATAGTTTATAACCTCCAAAGTAACTTAATGATGCTCCACCTTTTATAACTCCACCATTATCATATTTCTGTCCATATAATTCTAAATAATCACCGACAGATAAGTCAAAAATACCCGTAACACTTGTTGCATTGCCTTGTGTACCCTCAAAATATTGTGAAGTTAAAAAATATCCAGGTCTTAATATCCCACTACCATTTTTATATATATGACTATACATAGACCTACCATGAGCTCCACTTGTGCCTTCAAATGTAACAAAACCAGTCACATAATATACACCTGCTTTTCCAGACGGAACAGTAAATCTATAATTAGAGGTGTCAAATGCACCATCGCTGTCAAAATATTCTGTATTAAAAGCACCTTTAGTTATTACGTTATTAGTTAATCCTGTTTGATCAGAACCTATATAAGCCCCCCATCTTGGAGTGTTAGCAGGAAAGTTTGTAAGTGTGGCTCCTGATTTTAAAGTTATTTGAGAACTATTACTTGAGCCAATGGTAAGGTTGGAAGTTCCAGAAACTGAATCAATAGTGTTTACTTCAATTGTGCTCATACGACTGTAAGATTACCTTCCACTGTTATTGTCCCTGTAAATGTTACAGGTCCTGCTAAGAATGCGTTATCGGTTGATGCTACTGTAGTCGTAGCGGTAATAGTTTGTAAGTTTTCATAGACACCATTGAAAGATGTCATCATGCTTGGTTGAATACTGTTTGCACCCGGTGTGTTTTGATCTAATAAAATTCCATTTAAAAAAATAATAAAACAAGAATCAGAAGATGCTAAGGCTGTGGTGAACGTAATTTGCGCACCATTGACTGAATAGTCTGTTGTTGGTTTCTGACGTACACCATTACGTAAAACTGCAATATCTTCTGGCACGGCCGCCGCCGCTGAAAGTGCGTATGATACAGAACCATCACCAGTTAATGTTTGAACTGATGTAGTGGCTGTAAAATTTTTTGTGACTGGATTACCAAGATACCCCATGCTAACCCCTATGTACTAATACTGTCAATTAAGGAAACCCAACCGTGAAGACTTGCTGCAGTATCACTTTGTATTTTTAAAACATCGCCCGACTGTAGCACTATTTTCGATCCACCATCTATGGCTTCATATTGACCACCTGCTGCAATTGGAGTTTGGTATACTAAAAAGGAATCGGCTGATCCACCACTTGCAGTGCTAGTTACATAAACATTTGCTTTGATAGTAGCATTAGTAATGTTTGTTAGTCTTATACCTATGATGGTATCATCAGAATTAGATGTCATTACAGTTCTTGCGGTTGTGCCAATAGCTATGTCACCAGAACTGTTGAAAGGTATTTTTCTTTCAAAATCTTGGGCCACTTAATTATCTCCTATCCATATTTGTATCAGAGCGCCACACTCATTGCAATCACGAAGCCTTGTGATACACCGCCTGATATTGTTAATGCACCACTACTTGACAAAGTAGCATCTCCTGAAACAGCAACTTCTTGATAACTTACGCCATCACCGACTAAAATTTTGCCCGATGTATTATCTGGCATTCTTAATTGTGAACCTATGGTTAAGTGTCTACCGATACTAACGTCATTATCTGCGTCTTCAATAACAGCTTTTGATGCTGGCATTGTGCAGAATATATCTTTTGTACCTGCAGTAAAATCTACAGCACTGTCACTATTTGATGATGATATGACTGTTGTTCTAGCTAAATCTGAACTATCTGCATCTAATGTGCCAAGCCCTACCTCAAACTCTGTTGTGCCTGGATTAAATATAGCATAATAGGTGGTGTTGTTATTACCAATACCTGTGCCAAATGTTTCAAAACCCTGAACTGCACCACCAAGTGCAAATGCACCTGTGCCAGTGGTTGTAGTCGTTTCTTTTACTCTATCATTAATTACGAAAGCCATATTGTTTTATAGCACTAAGCTACCTCTCTGTCATCTACTTCTGTCCATGTATTTGTAGCACTATCGTTGACTGGTGTCCACGTATTAGATACAGAGTCATCAACCGGTGACCATGCTATCACACCTGGAGTTCTAATATTTATAGTAACATCTATACCATCAGGTGAAGCGATTGTTACAGGCACACCTGCTGCGGTGCCCTGAGCTGATGTAATAGCGATACCTGTAGGTGTCACTATTATACTTGGTACACCCGCTGCTGTACCAATAGTGGACGTTAAGGCTATACCAGTAGGTGTAACAGTGACACTACCAACAAATGATTCTGTTCCTATTGCAGTCGATAATGACTGACCGTTACCTGTAAGGTCTACTATTAAATCACTTGTAAATGAAATTGAACCACGGGCTGTGGTCATTTCTATGCCTGTAGGCTGAGCGACTACGGCACTAGATTGTGTTGCAGTGCCCTGCGCAGTTGTTAATGCAATGCCTGATGGTTGATTTACAACATCTGTTTGAACTGTAGATGTGCCGACACTTGTATTTAGTTCAACCTCTGAGCCAACAATTGTTGTTATCTCACCACCCGCAGCAACAGAATAAGATCCAATACTTGCAAAGTTTACGGCTATACCTGTTGGAGTTGCAGTAACATCCGGCAAAAATACTGTTACTGACGCTTGTGTAGAACTGACTGCAATACCTGTAGGTACAACAGTAACGTTAGAAATCGCTGTTTCCGTGCCAATAGTCGTTGTTAGACTTTGACCTGTAACAGAAACACTTACATCTTTAATACCCTGTGAAGCAAATGAATCTTCAGCAAATGTGGTTTTACCAAAAAACATAACGCTTTACCTGGCGTTTATTTTAAGTGATTCTTAAAATAGCACTTGTAGCGTTGTTAGTTGGGAATTGTACTGTGAATGTTCCTGATGTTGATGTTTTAACTGCTCCAAAATCCAAAACCATAACTGCAGCATTAGTATTAGTTGTTGCAGAAGTGTTTGAATTATATATTACAGCAGCTTGTGCTGAAATAGATGCACTTGTAAAACTAATATCACTGAAGTCAATGAAGGATGTATTGTTTGTGGCAGCAGCACCTGTGCTTGTTAAGTTACCCCCACCTGCAGAATAAGTGCCAGACGCACTAACTTCTTGTGAAGTTGTATATGCAGTGGTTGTATTACTTAATGAAGCCGAGCTACCATATAGAGCTAGTTTAAATTGATCGCCACCAGAGGATCGAAAGTCGTGTTCACCTTCCAACAACTCTTTCTTAAAGCTATCACATACCGCTTGTGTAATCGCCATGTTTATTTACCTCCTGGAGCCACTGATTGTAACGGCACACGCAGGACTCCATCTGCGTATTCGTCTCTACGTTTTCTACCCATTTGTGTGGTAGCTAAACCTTGTACAGCTTGATTGTACTTTTGATCGTATAATTGCACATATGTAGGATTTTTCAAGTATGAAAAGGCTTCGGCTACTGTGCTATATATTAAAACTTCTGGTGCTGTATTAGATAAAAATGTTGTGGTTGTAGTGCCTGATGTACCGTCACCTAATCTTTCTGGTGTTCTGTTGTACCAAAGCTCTACAGTTATAGCAGCATTAGGGGTGGGGGCTAATATTAATGTGTTTTCGTCCCAGTTCGCATAATATCTGGGAGTACCAGTATTATTAGCTCTATCCAAATTGTATTCATCAATAAATGTTGTATCTCTTTGCTCTAACCATGCTCTGTCAGAATTACCATCAACTATTTGAACACCTCTCTCAAAGTCAAAATCTTCAGGCATAGTAAGAAAGGGGCTACCAATTGTTAAA